TCCTCACACAATTCATTCTTTGTTATATAGGATACATTATTATCATCAAATTTGACTTCAGAATCTACCAGATAAAATTTAGTTCCGTATAACAGAAATTCTCTAAACACTGTTTTCATCTGGTTATACCAATTCACAGAATTAAACCCCTTTGCGCCTGCTGATAAATAATTGTTCGTTCCCTTATATACATTGTTCAATGAGGCATCATATGAACTAAGATCAAATCCTAAAATATAAACTTTTTCTGGTTGAGTTTGACATGCAAGATGTAGTGCAGTATTACCAGCAGACCATCCTACAGTATGGGACAAATTAATAGAAACTATGTTATCATTCGGCTCTACATAGGTAATCCAGATTCCAACATCCTTTTCCATCTTCTGTTTTAAATCTTTCATGTCAAGGTTTGGATTCATTTCAATAGCAAATTCAATTCTCTCTTGCAATGTTAAAGGGTCTTTTCCTGATATAATACATTGATCAGTTCGATTCCTACTTTTATGAATAAATGCTTCTGGAATATCATATCCCATAAACATCACATCTGCCACATCAGCTGGTAGTGGAGTCCAATTCGCAAAATGAACTACCTTTAGCTCATCATACTTTGGATCATCTAAGCAATAACCAGAATCATATATTTCCTGTTGCATAGCATAATCAACTGCTACTAGATTATGAACATATCCATCACGATAAATTGCATTACAGCCCCATGTAGTAACCGTATCATCAAGTATACGTTGCCTACATGGTTTAAACCATGCACGGGATTCACCGTTACCTATAACAAGAGCTTTATTCATCTCGTAAAGCCTTCCAGCAGACGGGGAAAAGTTTTCTAGCATATTTGTCGATGTCCCATGCAACATCCTGTGTTTCCTTCTGGGCATCTGGTTTGCATCGTAAATTACATACTCTTGCAAACGCATATAATGTGCCGCTCCAATACCATTCTGTATACATGGATTGTGGTAATATCATTCTTGCCATTTCTGGTGCAATACCCAAACTCAACATATTCTCATAACATTGTTTGGCAATTTTATGTACAGAACTTTTGTACTTTATCGTTTTCTCTGATGAACCTTGTTTCTTATTCTCTGCGGCTAATCGCCATTCTGTAGGTTCATAAAATTCAACTTCTGTATCAACATATCGTCTGGATATCTCATTCCATGTCAAACCTACTTGATGCTTTACTAATTGTCTAGCAACAAATACTGGGGCCTTGATATGAAATTGCATTGATGCATGTCCGAAAGGACTCCAATGATCATGTTTTGCAAGATAATTGATAAGTCGAGTATCACCCTTCTCATCAAATTCTTTATGAACTTTTGCAAAAGATACACGAGCAGCATTTACTGCTGATAAATCACTACCCATATGATCTATTAGTTCTACCTTCATTTATTTTATCTTTCTAAAATGGTGCCGGAGGTAAGAAATACAAAATACTAGCTATAATCACCACACCTAATATAATTAATATAAATTTCTTCATTTATTTTATCTTTCTAAAATGGTGCCGGAGGGAAGATTCAAACTCCCGACCTATTGATTTTTATATCTAATCAATTGCTCTATCAATTGAGCTACTCCGGCAAACCAGTTATTGGCTCTAACCAGAGTTGTGTCGCCTACTTTGATTTTGTGGACGATACCCCTTTGGCCATGCCGGTTGTCGAGATGCAAGCCTCTTAACTTGTTCTTGCAATTCAGATTTAGATTTCTGCAACTCTGCACAATCATACTCAAGTGATTTTACTCTGGATTTTAGCACTTGAACTTCATTTTCCAAGAACGCTTCATTACGTTCAAGTTCTTCACTGCTACTCATCACTAGACTCCTCTATAAGTTTCAATAATTGTATTCTATACTGATTTTTGTCAATTGTCAAGAACCTTTTGTAATTTTTCATCAGTTTTTTAATATCGTACCATATGTAATCTTCTGACATACGCCTATTCCAAGTTTTAGTGAATCCTACGAGTTCATCAAGAACTATAAGAGTTTCAAGTGATACTCTTTTGCCAAGATATTCTTTTAAAATAAGTGGATGATCAGAATCTTTTGCTTCAAATATTGGATTGAAATTCTTTACAAATGGCCTAATTTCTTCGGTGAATACATCATAGAAATTATTTCTTTTCTCTTTCCAAGTCTCATAATTTTCATCATTAAAATTTGCAACATAGCAGTTTTTTTCCATAATGAAATTAGCAACTAGATAATTCTTAACATCTTCGTACTCTTTATATTTTCTGGAAAGTTTGACAAAGAAAAATCTGTCCTTACGTTTATAGAACGAATCTCTAGGCACACGACTCTTACCTTTGTAAGTAAAGAAGTCATAATCATTCCTACTGAAATGTGCTTTCATAGCACAGTACATCAAATAAATGTCAATTGGTTCCATTGTCTAGATTGGAAGTTGTGCTTGTTTCGGTAAAAAATTTAAATCTCTTGCATTTGCTTCGATCTTTTCTTTAAGACCTTTTGAAATAAGTTTACTAATAGTCTCAGGTTCAATTCCTTCTTGTTCGCAATAGTGCAAAACAGCGTCCATATGAGTAATATGTTTCTCTTTTGCAAGGTTTTCAATTGTAATTGTAAAATTTTTTGTTGTGATTAAAGCCATTGGTATCCTTCATTATAATAAGTTGAGGGGTTAACCATAGACCCCCCACGGATGTATTACGGCATCACCCGTTGATGTTCTCTAGGCCAAAAAGAATAAACGGTTACACTTTTGAGGCCTCTAAATCCGCATCGTTCTCCTTATATGTAATAACTTTATTATATATTATAAAGTTATAATAAGATTATACTCGCCTTAGTGCGTTAGTATAAAATGAGGGTATTCTGTTGCTAGGAACCCCCAAAACCCCGAGCAATTATGCGGCTAGCGCATAATCCTCAATTGCAAAGTTATCGTTTGCGTTTACTTAATTTGATCATAAGGTGATCACTCCACAGTTCTCCACTTTCCTATACATTGTCAGTCGATCCTGTTTCGCCCCCATCAAAAGCGCACACCCAACCCCAATTTTGGGGCAATCCCGAACTGCCGGGATGTGCGTTTGTGGTGGAGGCGCGGGGTACTGCCCCCCGGTCCTGGCCAACTTTCAGTCCGTTTCATCAAACTGTACTTATATTTATACCACACTAAACATTTTTTGTCAAGGTGTTTGAACTGGTTTAGACTATTATCTTTTCCATTCATCAACTTCTTTATCATGGCCGGGACGATGGCCATCTTAGGAACGCCCTCCATTTCATAACTATATAAGATTTTAGATTATTTGTAAATTCTAGGCTGGTCTTTACTATTTGTTTCATTCAGGGCTTCCCACTCTATAATAGAATCTTTCAATGCATCTAAATAGTTGCTCTTTTTCTTAATAAATTCTTGGACTGTGCCATCTTCTGTAACAACTAAAATTACTATTTGATCTGTATCAATTCCTGTTAATTCAGTAAACATTTCTGCATATGCAGAGCATTGAATATAGTAATTTTCGTTCCAATCATCAAAGCGTTCTTTTGTTGATGTCTTAAAGTCGATGACTGAAAGAACACCATTATACTTTGCAATACAATCAACTCTACCAGCTACTTTATATTTATCGCTATACAATGCACACTCTTGAGCATATATGTCGCTGATATTACATAAAACCTTATCTCTTAATTGGTCAAACAAACACCAAGGTAAAAAGTCTTTTTTATGTCTTTTCCATTTATCGGGCCATTCTGTATGTTGATTGTTTAAATAATCCTCACACATATGATGAACTTTGGTTCCTCTAGTTGCAGCAGTTCTTGCAACATAATTTGCCACATCATTTCCTACACGCTTACGCCATTCTATCAAACCTTCTTTATTTCGGATTGATAAAACGGTTGTTATTGATGGATAATAATTTTCCTTTGGTGTTACATAGAATCTTTTATGATTTATTGTCTTAGTTTTTAGTTCTGGTAACTTCACTGGTACATGATTAAATTCTATCGTCATTTATTCAATTCCTATGCCAAGCTTGATTTTATTAATAAGATAACTGCGAACAAACCCGCTACGAACAATATCTCCAATGGTAAATTCTGTACAATTAAATTCTTCCATCTCTCCTAGAATTCGTAGAAAATCATGTAGTCCATTTTTCTCATTTTGTCTCACTAAATCTGACTGATCAAAATCTCCACAAAATACAATCTTTGAATCTTGTCCTACTCTGGTGATAATTGTGTCAAGCTCATGGAAATTTAAATTCTGACACTCATCTACTATAATGATTGTATTATCAAATGTCAACCCCCTTAGAAAAGAAGTTGATAAAAAGTATAATGTACCTTGTCCCTTCAGTTTATCATATAGATTATTAAATTGTTGTTCATTCTGCATTTCAAACATGAATTGCACCATGTTTTGATATGGAACTTGATACAATGCAGCCTTATCTTCCTCATCGCCGGGCAGAAATCCAATCTCTCTGGTAGGAATAAGTGACCGAACAAGAACTACTTTGTTATAAGGTTCCTTTAAATTTAATACATCTCTTAATGCAAGATAGAGTGATATGAAAGTTTTACCTGTACCAGCAGCACCAAATAAAAATTGGTTCTTACCCTCTTTCCAAGCGTCAAAAACTACCTTTTGATTATCAGTAATTGATTTGATCGTTACAAGATTGGTATGGTTAATCTCTTTGTTCTTTTTAACACTAGCCATTTTTAATCCTAATTAACAATAAAGGTGAGGGGGGAAGCGCTTCCCCCCTCTATGGTACATAGGCGGAGGGACTTCCCAGCTTACATCAACGCTGTGCGTCAGTGCTGAAGTTTGATTTCTCGCCCGTACCAATATTTATATCACCCTATGTTTTTTCAACACGTTTCTTGTCTTTATTTCTTTATGCGATTTTATTTTACTACCACCATACCTATCAGCTAAAGGAGAGCCAGGATGTGAGTTTGCTATCTGCTCCATACGTTCATTAAACCCGCCATCAGTTTTTGGGCCAACGCCCATAACATGATCGCCAACAAATGCAAACATTACTGGAACTTGACTAATATGAGGATTATCTTTAAGATAATCTTCTCTCTCATCTATACCCATAAATTCATCATAAGTAAATTCTGTATTGTTATCTATAAATGTATAAGTCGGCATTAAAATTTCAACTCCAATTGATTAGGATCGCCCCCTAAAATAGCAACCTTTGCAGTAAGCTCATCTACTCTTTCTATCAGATTTTTTTGTCTAATGAAAGAATTTTGCAGACTTTTCTGTAATTCATAAACTTCTCTTTCCCACAAGTCAACCATACTGAGCGTATTCTCTTTCTTGTTCATTGTCATTGAACCACTCCGGTTTATCTCGACGTTTCCACGTTGCAAAGTCTGACTTCTCTAATATATAGTATTTATGGTATGCAGACACAGCATCATCATCCTTACAATAATCTGGCATACATTGTGGAGGGTCAGTGAATCCAAACCGATAAATGGCTGGAACATTACTCAATGGTTCTAATAATCGTTCTGTCGCATGATGTTTACCATACCTATAAGTGTACTCTTTCATAAGAGCAACCATATGATTGTATAACCACATATAATGATCGAATGAATAACGAACCCATATAGTACTAGGATGGTTCTTATGAGCCATCTTATACATACCAACATTATCGGCATGTTCATCCCCATCAAGAATACGATGAGCCGTAGATAACATTTGAGCGGACTCAAGTATCATCTTGACAACGTGTTTATCACACATCATCTGTGCAGCAATCTCAGGGTCTTTATCAAGATAGAAAATGTTCATTACAATTCAGCGGTTATCTCCACTTCCATTAATTTTATTACGTTTCATCCTTGACCTTAATTTATCAACATTGGCCTGTGCAATCTCTTCTAAAGTTACACCAAGATCATCAGCAAGAGCAGAGATATACCATAGCACATCACCTAGTTCTAGTCCGACTCCATCCAGAGATTTACCATCCCGAATATTCTTCTTCACCTTCTCTGCAACCTCACCAGCCTCTCCACACAAACCAAGTGTAGGATATGTTATCTTACAATCTTCTGGATAGATTGCTGTTGATCGTGCAAATTCTTGGTATTCATCAAATGTCATTTAATGTCCCATCTATAAAAAATGTGGTCTTGTATTTCCACGGTTTTCTGTTTTGTTTTTGCCCATCCAGGCGTTACATAATATGCATGATAAAACAAAGCACCACCTGTAATATCTACAAATGATATTTCATCATACATTATTGCTTCAGCTAAGTCAAGTAACTCTTTATACTTTTCTTTGTTCTGAGGAATATCACTTTTCCCATCGCAATACCAAGAAAATTGACACCTATTTTTTATAGGATAATATTTTCGTTCACTTGCTAGTAAATTTTTGTGTTGGCGAGTTTTCCAACTTTCTCTAATCGGACCTTGTTCAATAACTTCACATACACTATTAGGAAACCGTGGGTCATTGACACGATTTAATACCACCGCAGATACAGCAAAAAGACCAGCAATCTCTTGATTTCTGGTTTCATAATACATATTGAGCGCAAGACACTCTGTAGCTCTATCTGGAACCTGTTGCGTTTGAATGGCAGAGGTTGTTAGAATTATTACAACCCCGGCCAAAACTATCGCAGCAAAATTCATTATGC